CCCGTCGCGCAGCGGCTGGCCGGCCTCGCGGGCAATCCAGACGCGGCCGTCAACTTCGAACCGGTCGCCCTTGCGAACCCCTGCCGGCACGGCGGCGGTCGGCAGCTTGATCGAGGGCGCGCCGCCCTGCACCAGGCCGGCGATCGAGGCATCCCCGCCGCCCGCCTCGAAGATCACGTGCACAGCGGTTGCGACGCCGCTCGCTGCGCTCGTGTGCGTGGCGGGCGTGCCGAGGCGGCGGTACAGGCGCTCGACGAGGGCGGCAGCGTTAGGCATCGCGCGTTGGCGAGTGTCAGGCGACGCCGTTCAAGCGCACGCGCATCGTCGCCTGGCCGCCGGTCTTCGCAGCCATCAGGCAACCGATCAGCGTGTTGCCGGTAGCGGTCACGGTGCAGCGGCGGTTGGTGTTGTCCCAGTAGACGCGCGAGCCGACCGTGCCGGTGTCAGTGCCGAGCGCAGTGAGGTCCACGACGCCGGTGGTCTTGGCTTCGACCTGGGCGCCGTTGGCGGCATCGCCCTTCGCCACGCCGAACAGCGTGCCGACGAGCAGGCCCTGGCCGGAGGTGACGGCGTAGGGGGCATTGAGGGTGACGGTCTCACCCGGCTGGATGTAGTTACGCATGGCTGGTGTCCTGTGCGATCAGAGGGAATGCAGCCCGGCCGGCCGTAGCCAGCCGGAGGTCATCAGGCGGTGCCCGCGTTGGTCACAGCGCCGCGGTAGTCGATGGCGGCCACCCCGAAGTCCAGCCGCGCCTTGTACTGCGTGCCGTCGACGGTGAAGCCCTTCTCGGTTTCGATGACCGGCTCCTGCGCACCATCGAGGAAGGCGACCTCGAGCACCGGCGCCTCGGCCGGGTCGGCGAACAGGTACCGGCGAGTGCCGGCCAGGCGCGGCGTGTCTACGATGTCACGGAACAGGCCGTTGACCATGTTCGGGCGCTGCAGCTTGTTGGCAGTGTCCGGGTCGTACTGCGCGCTGTTGATCACGCGGGCGGTACCGCCGAGCGACAAGGGCACCAGCAGCACAGCCGGGCGCAGGTCCAGGAACTCGTTGCCGCCCACGTCGGTCTGCGAGGCCATCGCGACGCGGTCCGCGTCGAGAGCGGCCACCGCCAGCGCGGCGCCGGCAGTCAGGTTGCCGTGGTCAGCATGGAACAGCGTCTTGCCGTCGGGCATCACCGGGCCGAGGCCGCCGTTCTCGGCCAGCAGCGCGTAGACGCGCGCCTCGATCGTGCGGCGTGCCGCGCGGCCGAGCATGGCCGCCAGCCCGATGAAGGCGCCGAGGTCGTCGTTGATGATCGCCTGGCGCGACAGGTTGATGATGTTGCCCTTGGTGCCCGCCTGGATCGTGGCGCGCTCGCCGTCAGGGATGGTCTTGTTCTTGAACTCGCCCAGCTCGTTGAGGTCGTCCAGGTTGCCCAGCGAGCCGGTGCGGTAGCGGTTGTGCGCCCGGAAGTCCGAGACGCTGCCGATGGCGCAGAAGCGGCTCCAGGTGTCCGGCGCGGTGGTGTAGGCCTTCTGCAGCGCCTTGTGCATCGCGTTCTCGAGCAGCACGGGGAAGTCGCTGCCCGACTGGGTGAACGCCGCGGCGACGACCTGCATCTGGTCCATCCGGTCGTGGCGGATGCCGCCGCGGTCGAGCGACGCACGCGCCAGGTCGAGCAGCTTGGCGCCGCGGTAGGCAGACGCCTTGGCTGCTTCGCGGGTCTTGGCATCTGCGACGCCAGCACGGGACAGCAGCGCGACGGTCACTGCCTCGGCGCGCTTGTCGGCCTCATCCTCCACCGTCACGACGCGATGGCCTGCGACCGGCTCCGCATCCTCAGCGAGCAGGCGCAGGATCTTCTGGCCGGCGGCCTCCGGGGTGACGCTCGCGTCGTCCTCGCACTCGCGCTGCAGCTTGGCGAAGGCCTCGCTGCCGCCAAAGCGCTTGGCCATCAGGTCGAACTCGGCGCGCACGCCCGTACGGCGCTTCGTGTCAGCGGCCAAGATCTCGGTAATGCTCGGGGTGGCGGGTTGCGGTGCAGCCGCCTGCGGGGTGTTCTTCGGATCCATATGGGTCGGTTCCTTGGGGGTGGATGCCGCAGCGGCGGCGGGCTTGAAGGGGGCGAGCCGGCCAGCGGCCGACGAGTAGCGCGAGAGCGCGGCCGCGGGGATCACGGCAGAAGCGGAGATGGGGACCGCGGAGACCACCTCGTCGACGAAGCCACCGGCCTTGGCCTCGGCCGCGGTGTAGAAGTGGTCGACGCCGTCGGTGAGCAGTGCGAGCATCTCGGACTGCTCGCGACCCGTCTTGGCCGCATAGCTCGTCGACATGGCCTCGGCCCACTTGTCGAGCATGTCGGCAGCCTCGCGCAGGTCTGCGCTGTTGCCGCCCGCGTAGGTCCACGGCGCGTGGATCATCAGGAGTGCGTTCTCCGCCATCTCGACCGTGTCGCCCGCCATCGCGATCAGCGACGCGATCGACATTGCCATGCCGTCGATCGCGACGGTGACGTTGGCCTTGTGGCGCTTGAGCGCGTTGTAGATCGCGAGGCCGTCGGGGACGGAGCCGCCCACGGAGTTGATGCGCACCGTCAGCTGCTCCACATCGAGCGCCGCGATCTCGCGCACGAAGTCGCGAGCGGTGATGGTCTCGTCCCACCAGCTCTCGCCGATGTCCCCGTAGATGAACACCTCGGCGGAAGCAGGCGCCTCGGCCGCCGCGCTGGTGCGGCGCGCTCGGATCGAATACCAGGGGTTGGGCATGCAGACAGTCCGACTCAAAGATTGAGCCGAAGGCTATCTGCGAAGGCGTCTAGTTTTTAGGGGTGGGGCTGGACGATTTTTCCGACCGTCAATCCCCAACATAAGGGAATCCTAAAAAATCACTCCTCAGAGCCCCTTTCGGGCAGGAACTCCTCCCCTCCCTTGGTCGAGAAGCTCAACCCCATCTCTGCAGCCTTCCTGCGGAACTGCGCGATCTGCTCGAGCACGTCATCGGGGTTGGCCCCACGGCGGCGGATCATCTCGACCTCAGAGGCAAAGCCGGCCTTGACCAACGCCTCCGCCCCAAGCGCCTCCTTGAGCGGGTCGATCCAGGGCATCGACTGTGCGACGTAGACAGCGTCGTCGTGCGTGCCCGGCTTCAGGCCCGCCGGCATGCGCACCACGCCGTACTGGTGCGCCACGGTGACGAACATCTCCCACACGGGTTGTACGAACTGGCCGACGAAGTCGTCGGTGAGCACCGCATAGTGGATCCACTGCTCCACCAGTTCCTGGCGCTGCGCGCTGTAGGTGCCGCCATAGTCGCGACTGATGCTGCTGTAGCTGCCCCCGAGCCCCGCCGCGACGGCACGCAACTGGCCCTGACGGAAGGTAATCAGGTTCGGGTTGGGCCGCTTGCTGTCGATCATGCCGATCTCCTCGCCGGGCCCGAGGTCGTCGATGATCATGCCGGGCGCAAGGCTGATCTGGCGCGGCTCCTGGGAACCGCCCTCCTGGACGTAGAGATCGGGCGTTCCCTTGCGCACATAGGCGGTCAGCATCGCGGCGATCTTGGCCGCGACGCGCTCGCTTTCCTCGTAGTCCTTGATGTCTTCCAGCCGCGTGATGACGCTCGCGAACTCGCTCATGCCCCGGATCTGCCCGATGTGGTCGAGGCTGACGAGGTGCAGGACCCGCTCCCACGGGATGCGCTTGGTGTCGCTCGCGAGCGGTTGGCTGATGCTGCTCGGGTTGGTCTTGAGCACGTGCACGGCCAGCGGCCTGCCCCAGGCGTTGCGCTCGATGCCCTGCACGATGCCGCGACGCTCGTCGTGAAGGTCGAAGGGCACGAGATCTGCCTCGAAGGCCTCCAGACTCAGTGGCACGCGGGTACCGTGGTCGAAGTCGGCGCGCGGGCCGATGATCATCTGCGAGAACACATCGCCGTCACGGATCCAGGCGCGCACCATTGCACGCTGGAGCTTGCTGAAGGACAGCCGGTGCGTCACCTCAGGCACCCGAACCCAGTCGCGCCAGGCCTCGAGCAGCGCGGCTGCGTAGTCGCTGTCAATGCTGCCGTCCTCGCGGCGCGGCTGTGGCTCGATGCCGATGCCCTTGGCGCCCACCACGTTGTTGACGAGCGTGCGCAGCGCGCCGCGCGCAAGGTCATGGTTCCGGGCGAGGTGCTGGGCCTGCGCCCGGATCGCCTGCGCCGACTTCTGCACGAGCTCGTTCTGTGTGCCGCACTCGCGGTAGAAGCGACGCGTGCGCGAGGACTCGGCCGCGTCGTAGCTTGCCAGCGCCGAGCGGACATGCCGCCGACGCAGCTCTGCCAGCGGTGAGAAGTAGCCGATGAGGCGATCGAGCGCGGTGGCCTTCATGCACGACCGTCCCGCAGGTTAGCGAGGCTGAAGCCCAGGCGGCTGCGGCCGGCCGCCGCAGCCTGTTCAAGGTGGACCTGCTGCTGCAACTCCCTGATCTGCCGCTGCACGTCAGCGAGCTCGGCCATGCGGTGACGACGGCCATCGA